ATAGCTGTCAAACGCAAATGTCCGCAAAATTCCTCATGCGTTGACTTTGCCTTCATGTAATCAATCGTTTCTATCCCGCCATGCGTATAATGCTTTGGATGGTTGACTATATCCGAATCTGACATGAACCTCATCTCCTTTGTTGGTCTGAAAATAACACTCTACTTCTTGATGTTTTTTAGCTTGATACAGCACAAAGTTATTTATTACTAGCGCTGCTAATATCCCAGTCATTGCTGCTGTTATGTGCTTGTCCATATTTCTCTCCTAAAATAATGGATTATCCCAATCAGGATGGTCTTTTGGTAACTGTGGCACTTGAGGAGGGTAAGGCAAAGCTCCCTCGGCAGGGTACGACACGAACCTTACCACTTCGCCTTCCTCGTCATAAAACGCCCATTTATACATCATCGTATTCATTTATGCTAAAAGCCTTAATTGCCCACATACAGAATATGATACCAACAAACATCCCCAATAGGAAGCTAAAACTGTAACATAAAATATATTCAATGATTGTATTCATTTACCACTCCAATCATATGTCTTCAACGCTAATCAATAATGATGGAGAAAATTCCATATTATCGTCAGGCATGTAACTATTTCCAGCCAGGTCATATGGCGTTTCTCTGCGATTGATGTGATTGTTCGGATGCAGTAAATACCTTTCTCCAAGATTCTCTTTAGCAACTTCGATTCGCTCATATAGCTCTGCCAATTTTTGTGGGTCTGTTGTCAACATAATTCTCTCCTAGAAAATTGGGTACTTTCAAGGTTGCATGAATGTGACGAGCATCCATCTTGATTTCCCCACTCTAACTGTCGTGTAAAAAGTTAGATAAAAATGTAGCAACATTGCTACGTTTATTAGAAGGGGATGTCCTCTTCTAACTCTTCTGCTGTCTGTGGCTGATAGCCATTAGACTTTGCATTCTCTTGTGCAGGTCTTACATATGTATCTGCACTCACAACAATACGCACTGTATCGTTATAGTTCCAACCTGCGATTGATACCTTGCCGCCAGTTGCTACGATAGCGTCAATAGTAGCGTCATCTAGTTGAACATTGCTACGATAGTCAGGCGCTTTTTCAGACTTCTTTTCCTTTACCTTGTTCAAGAATCCTGAGTTGTAATAAATTTTGTTGTCAGCCATTATTTAGCTCCTTTAAATGATTTAACTTTGTTACGAATACTACTTTCTAAAATTTCCCATAATGCAACTTTTTCATCATTACTTAATCCTTCTTTTAAAACCCATGCAGATTCTAAATCTCCAGATTTAACTAGCAATGTAATTTCTTCAGCTAATTGATGCAATAAATCAATTTCTTCTTTATTAAATCCATCTAAAGCACCAGCTCTAGGAGTAATTGATTGTGTAGGCGCATGAACTTTACTAGTTTTATCTTCATCTGGCAAATCTTCGCCAGCATAAATGTATATTCCAAGACCAAACATTGCTAAATTTTTTACTAAACAGCGCATTATTGTTTTGTTTACATCAAACATATCAAATGCTTTTACTAACTTAGTACCATATTTTGTATCATATTCATAATCTACTGCTTTCATTGCATTATTAGCTCCATCCATAACAGGAAGCCACATTTCATGAGTTATTCCATCGGCAGTAACTTCTGTGTAAACCATAACTCCAGCCGCAGTTTCAAAGTAAGGAATTCCAACATCAGATTTAATTACTTTGTATGTAGCATCAGGATAATGTTGTTTAAAAATATCCCATGCCCATGCCCATGATAAATATGATAGACCATTCTTTTTCTCAATGTGGTCATTTACATTGATTTTGCGTATTTCAGCGTAGTTCACGATTCGTAATCCTCCATTTTATCCCTAAGAATCAGCTTAAGCGTTTCTTCCATCTCCAAAGCTTGAATCAATGGTAGCACATCGTTTCCTAACCATACAACTTTTTGTATACCAATATCTATGTACTCTGATTCAAGGTCGCCGAAGTACACAGCAGATACATCTAGCTCATACTCTACAACAATCTCAAGGTCGTTTACTTGAAGCGTGGTAATCATTTTAAAATAACTCCTATAAATAATCCTACTGCAAAACAAACAAAACAATACATTCCTACATCACATTTCTTAATCATTCTCTGACTTCTCGGTGGTATATACATTATTGCTCTCCTCATCAATAATCATCCATGTTTTCTTGCCAATCTTGATTGCTTTGAGTTTGCCAGCTTCGCATAAGTATCTTACCCAGCGTTCTGACTTACCCATAATCTTTGCTTGTTCTGCTACTGATAGTGCGTTCATATTACTCCCATTTAAAAATCTTGCTTGCAATCTCAGCTACTACTAAAACTGATAAAAAGAATATCAGACCACCCATCAAAATCAATGCGTTCTCAATCATTATAGATTCTCCTCTACATAGCGTTCCATCTCAGATGTAATCATCTTGCCTAGCGATTTAGCATATGTCAATAATTGCTCATCAGTGCCTGAATAATATGCTACAGCAATGTTTTTGATTACGCTGCTTACAGCCTCAACATCATACTCATATCCAAAGTCAATAAAGTCGCCTGGGTCTGTATCGTCAAATAAATCTAACATGCCTTCATGGATGCGTTGCTCTAACTCATTGTCATCCATAGGGTCAATTTCATGTGGGTTGTTGTGGTAGTATTCGTTGTAATCACTCATTTTTCTCTCCTAAAATGAACTGCGTTATTGCAGTTGATGTGTGAATATTATTCCTGTATCGGAATCATGTCAACAACTATTTGCATTTTATTTTTAAATTGTTGCAAAAAACACAATAAATATTTTTTATTATACTTTCTATGCTTTTGTGCTATATTAGCAATCGAGGCTAGCTCGACGGAGCGAAAAGGAAGGTATCCCACCTCTCTCCACACTTCCCTGCCTCACCTTATTGACTTTTGGAGAGATTTGTGGTAGAGTTATGAAAAATTGGGCTGATAATCCAATTTTCCTAAAGAAAAGGCGGTCATGATGCAAAAATCAATACAGTATCTTTTTAATGGCGGAAGTAAGTATTATCCGCTTGCCTTTTCACGGTTATTACTTTCTGGCTTATCACCAGACCGCCACTGAAAGGGTATTGTATGCACTATTATTCTTTTAACATAGCAGACTACCGCAAAGATACATCACATCTGTGTCCTACAGAACATTATATCTATAGATTTCTGATTGATTGGTACTATCTTGATGAATCACCAATACCTAAAGAAACCCAGCAGGTTATTCGTAGGTTAGGACTAGGTTCTCAGGATATTCAATATTTACTGAATGTTCTCAATGACTTCTTTGAATCCACTGAAAATGGCTATATTCACAAAAGAATAGAGAAGGAAATATCTGCTTATCATGACAGGGCGCATACAAGTCGAGTTAATGGAAAGCTAGGCGGGAGGCCGAAGAAAACCCAGCAGGTTAATTTCGAAAACCCAACCAATAACCAAGAACCAAAAACCAATAACCATGATATATGTATTGAGTGCTTAAATTATCTTAATCATAAGACAAAGAAAAACTTTAAACCTGTCAGAACAAATTTGACATTTATTGATGCTAGGTTAAAAGAAGGTTATTCTAAAGAGGATATTTTTCGTGTTGTTGACATTAAAACAAGTCAATGGCTTAATGACCCAAAGATGAGTAGTTATTTAAGACCTGAAACATTATTTAACGCTACAAAGTTTTCATCTTATGTTGCAGAACAACCAATTAAGAGAGGATTAGTAAATTGATAGTAAGACCAGGAGAGATGTTTTTAGATGTGCAGCGCATCTATGACGAGGGAATTGGTCAAGGTCATTCTACAGGATGGGAAAATGTAGATGAGTTTCTGACGATTAAACCTAAACAACTAACAATCATTACAGGTATGCCATCACATGGCAAATCTGAATGGCTTGATGCTTTATGTGTAAACTTAGCTAGATTGCATAAGTTCCGCATATGTTTCTTTAGTCCTGAAAACCATCCTCTTGAGATGCACTGCAAAAAGATTATTGAAAAGATAGCTAAGAAGCAGTTTTGGGGCAAAGACCGCATGAATGATGATGAGATGATGAAAGCGATGGAAACAGCAGACAAATACTTCTCATTCGTAAAGATTGATGAAACATCTTTTAGACCAACAGACATTATTAACGAAGCATTGCCATGGTTAGACGCAACAGGATTAACATATCCTAAAGCTTTAGTTATTGACCCATGGAATGAGATGGACCATAGCAGACCATCAGGATTGAGCGAAACAGAATATATATCTCAGACGCTAACAGTATTGCGTAAAGCAGCTAGAGATTTTAATGTGCATTTATTTTTGGTTGCACATCCAATGAAGCTACAGAAGCAAGCTGACGGAAACTATCCAGTGCCTAAGCCCTATGACATTTCAGGTTCTGCACACTGGTACAACAAAGCAGACAACGCTATTGCTATATGGCGTGATGTTGTAAATCAACCTGAGCGCACTGAAGTTCATATCCAAAAAGTGCGTTTCAATAGTAATGGACATCCAGGCATGACTGAGTTATATTATGATTACAAGCGTTGCAACTATGTAACAAAAGAGAAGTTTTACAATTCATTATAGGAGAGAATAATGACCGAGCAACAAATGTTTGAATTTGCAGAAAGCGTAATGCTAGAAGCATATCAAGATATAAATACTTTACCTAAAAGCACTGAGCGAATTATCAAACACGCAATCGTGTTTAAATTACGCACACTAGACAAAGCGAGGAAAAAGCCAAAAGATACTGTTACTAAGCAAGATTTGGCATTTAAAATGTTTAATGAAGGCAAGACTCAGGTTGAAGTAAAAGAAGCATTGAAAGTAGTTAAATCAACCGCTCATATGTACTATCATAAATGGAAATCACAATTAAATGCACAATTAAGAGCAGAAAAGCCTGAGGCGTGGTACAGAGAAAAGTATCCTAATTTGCCTGATAACTTTTATGCCGCCCTTGCTAAAGGTTTAATTAACGAGTCGTCAATTCGTCAGAATAGGATGAAATAAAATGCCTACAATGAGCAGAAAAGAAATAGAAATATTGAAACAACAAGCATTTGCAATGTTTGACCAAGGATTAAGTACCAAATACATTAAGGCAACACTTGAGATTGGATTAAGCACTACGACCTCATGGAAAGCAGAATGGCGTAAGATAAATGAGGGAGGACTTAAAAGCTCAGTAGAGTATTACCAAGAGCTATATCCTGATTTGCCTGATGCTATGTATCAAGCACTTGCTGACGGAAAGATTAAAGCATCAATTATTAGAAGGAACTTTTTATAATGGTACTCGCTGAAATTTACGCAAGAGATTCAGAAGAATTTTTAGGCATTATCATGGCCAATGATAAGCATCACTTAGATGGCTTGCTAGACATCATTAAATTTGAGATTGATGTTGATGTTGAAGCTGTAAATTATGGCGAACGCATGGTACTGCAATGACAAAGACAGTAAATCAATTCATAAAAGAGATGCGAGAAATATTTGAGGATATTGAGTATCGTGCAGAGAAAGATGGGCTGGTATTTAAATCTGAAGGATATAAGAAAATCGATGGCAATTGGGTAAATCCATTTGTTCCTAAGAAATTGGAGATAAAGCGTGGCGGAAAGATGTCCAGTTTGCAATCAATTAAAAAAGCGTACAAGCGAACAAAATAGACGTTTGCATTTGCTGTTTCATGAGATTGCTGAGAAAGTAAAAGGAGCTGATGGTCTTCATCATCCACATCAATGGTGGAAGGCTATGATGAAAGACAGATGGCTTGGATATGATGAATACAATACTTCAAATGGGCGCACTATATATCAACTTAGGGCTACATCTGATTTGTCTGTAGAAGAACTTAACGAGTTTATGATGAAGGTTGAGGAATGGGCAGCTAAACATGGAGTGTATTTGCAAGAATGAACTATTTAAGCGTATGTAGTGGTATAGAGGCTGCAACAGTTGCTTGGCATCATATGGGATGGAAACCAGTTGGATTTTCAGAGATTGAACCTTTCCCAAGCAAAGTATTGGCGCATCATTATCCTGAAGTCACGAATTATGGTGACATGACAAAATTTAAGGAGTGGAATATAAATGAACCAGTCAACCTTTTGGTCGGAGGAACACCTTGCCAATCATTTTCCATCGCAGGACTCAGAAAAGGTTTGGAAGACCCTCGTGGAAACCTCATGCTTACCTATCTCAGCATGGCTGATTACTTTAAACCCAAATGGCTTTTATGGGAGAATGTACCAGGAGTACTCTCTAGCAACAGAGGACTTGACTTCGCTACATTACTTCAAGGGCTGGCTCAACTCGGGTATGGGTTCGCCTACAGGGTTCTTGACGCTCAATATTTCGGAGTGCCACAAAGACGCAGACGTGTGTTCGTTGTCGGATGTCTTGGAGATTGGAGAAGTGCCGCCAAAGTATTATTTGAGTCCGAAAGCCTGTGCAGGGATATTACGCCGCGCAGAGGCGAGGGGCAAGAAGTTGCCAACTGCCTTACAAAAAGCCCTTCAAGCCACAGTGGATTCAACCCAGCAAGTCACGAAGGAAACGGAGTAGTTTGGCCTGCTCTAGTTACGTCAACTCTAAATGCCTCTTTTGGCAACAAGCAAGGGTTAGAGAATCAACATATTAACCAAGGTGCGCCATTGTTTGTATCTGATGTTGCTCCAACAGTAACAAGTTCTGGACCTCCATATTCGCGCACAGGTAATTCTTATGTGGAATCTGAAGCGTTAGTTTCATTTCAAATGAGAGTTAGAAGATTAACTCCTGTTGAATGTGAAAGATTACAAGGATTTTCTGATAACTACACAAACATACCTAATGCGCCTGACACTGGAAGATATAAAGCACTAGGAAACTCTATGGCTGTGCCAGTAATGCGTTGGATTGGAGAAAGAATTGATTTACAGAAATAAGAAACTACTAGAAACGCTCAGGGAACTACCTTGCATGAACTGTGGCCAGATAGATGGAACAGTATGTGCTGCTCATAGGAATCAGGGTAAGGGCATGGGTATGAAGGTCAGTGATGCACTTGTTGCTGCAATGTGTCATAGATGCCATACAGACTTAGATAACGGGAACTCATACTCACGAGATGAGCGCAGAGATTGTTGGAATCAAGCATATATCAAGACAATGCAATATTTAATTGAGAACGAGTATCTTAAACTAAAATGAAATCAGGAATATACAAGATAACTGCAAAACATAGCGGTGAGTTTTATAT